TCTAAGAGACTGTTGTTACGCTGAAATGTAGGCACGGTCCATCGATCGTTGTCTAGGATCAGTAGGATTCTACCTGTGGTTTTAGCTAAGAATAATAATCCGGCACGCTGTTGCATGCAGATACTTATCCGCCTGCTGCTTTGAAGTTCCATTCTCCTGGCATATACTCGCCTTCAAACGCCTTGAGCCATTGATCACCGTCCCACTTATACTTGATTCCTGTGCGAATATTTTGGATATGAGTGGGGGAGAATGTTTCCCCGGCCATATCGGCAGCTTCTAATGTGTTGTCCACAGGATTCCAAACGGTAGCCCATGTCTGTCCAGTCCATTCTACAATGGAGTTGGCTATGATAACAGGATCTGTTCCGTCTTGGTTTTCCCAACTTGAGTCGTTGTTGCTGGGATTGCGCCAAGCCTGTGGTCCTCTGTATGGAATCCGTGTGCTGTCTGCTGGGTTAGAAGGCAGATTAATGTATCCTCCACGATTCTCACTGTTGTTGACATCATCTAACATTAGGAATCGCAGTCCTAATGGTATCTGTGCATGCGATCCGTATACTTCTAGGGGATTGTACTTGTAAGGATCTATAATGGCGTCCACTGTACCTCTAGCAGCAATTCCCGGAATTGTGCTGGCTATGTCGTCATTGGCAGGGTATGTGTCTGCATCTAGAGTCACCGTGAGTACAGTAGCGTCTAAAGGGTTGATCACAAACGTTCCTACTATTTCAAATCCGCTGAATTTCTTAAACCACACTTCACTGCCCGGTACATATCCGCCTTGTACTTCTAAAATCTTAGCCCACTCTACAGGCTCACCATTTTTGTATTCACGCTGATCAAGCCCAGTTGATATCACTGCGTCTGTGGGATTCACTATCGTGAGATCATATTGGTTGTCATTGACTGAACCGGTGTTAGATTTAAACAGCAACACTCGATAACGTCCGTATGTTTTTCCAGCTAATGAAGTGTTAGGCTGTGAAGTATTGTATATGAGATCTGAAAGATTTAATACTTCACCTTGTTCTGTAAACACATTGGCCACTATGCTCTGTACTATGCCTAGCTTTTTAACCTTGGCTGGTGGTGATATAAATATCGGCATTTCAAAATCCATACTGCAGATGTCTATGTCTGATTCTGCACCTTGAGGAATAGTTCTGCTGGAAAAATTAGTGCTGGTCAAATACATGGCACTGAGACTGGTCCAGTCTATGTAGTTGTCTGTGGTCTGTAGTTCCAGGCTGGGATTAAACAGCACCAATATCTGTTCTAACAATTGCAGTTTTTGATCTGTATTTGAGGTCCACAGATCGGCTTTCATAGTCAGTTTGAACGGAGTGGGCATGAGTCTTTCAACCGTGTAACTGCCGCCTTGAGCGCCAGCGTATTCTCTAGTACCACTGGCGTCTGTGAATCTACGTTCTCTTATGTGTATCTTAGATACAAATGTGGGATCACTGAGTCTACTGGTGTCCATTTCGATGCCTGTGATATAGCAGGCAATCCTTGGCACAGTGGGCATTTTGTTTTCTGAATTGTCTTTGATCATGCTGGCCACTTGTCTAGTCAAGTCGCCGTACATTACAGGTATCTGTTTCTGCTCACCGTCCCCGGCTTGATATTTAAATCCAATGAACACACGCATGAATTGTGTAACATAGCGTCTTATCTGTCCGTCATAGTGAAAATCCATTATAGGTCTGCCTCAGGTCTAAGAGCCTTGCTGAGACTCTGCTTTTCTTTGACTGTGTGTCCGTCTATGGTACTCACAGTAGGATTATTAATGAATGTGGCCTTCTGGGTCTGTCTTACATCTTTGCCTGCAAATGTGCCGGCGGCCACATCGCTGGCTCCAAGATTGCTCATAGTCATGCGCACATTATCTTCAAATTTACGCCATCTTGCCCCGTCGAATCTAAACAGTCTGTTGGGTAGATAATCTGTTCGCAGTGCAAACTGTCCATTGATAGGATTGTTCGGGAAAGAAATGCCTGCGGTAAAAGGAGCACCATTAGGAGGCACACCGTCTTCGGTTAGATAGCCATCATATCCATCTCCGTCTGACGTTAATATTACGCTGCTGGCAGTCTGCCCGACATACACAGGATTGCCGTCTGTGTCATACAACAGATTACCAGCTTCGTCGGTAGCCTGCGTAGCAGCATCTACTGTGACGTCTGTGGCATCTGTACTGGCCAATTCTACATCGCCGTCGGCAGTACGTTGCAGTGTGTAGTACTTGCTGGTGTCGTAGCCGCTGCGTGGTGCATCTGCTTCTGCTTGATTTAATACCGCAGCAGTGATCTGCATTTCTTTTTCGTAGGTGCTGACTACATCTCTCAGCGTATCAGCTAACGCAAAATAAGTAGTGTTAGGAGGAGCCACACCCGTGACTTCTTGGATTACCTGATATTTTTTGCCGTTGGCAGCAAGTACAACATCATTAGGATAGTATGTTACGGTCGAGTTGTAAGTGCCTTTGTAGAATTCTCTGTCTGCGATATCGTCTAAGATCTGCTTGAATTCTTGACTGTCTACTAATGGCTTGCACTTGGCACGATACAGATGTGGGTACCATGTGGCTGAAAATCCTTCTGCTGCTCTGCTGACTTCTTCAATCACAAAGAAACGTTTCAGCGCAAATGTCAAATCATTAAGAGCATACTCGTCTTTGAGGTGCGGCAGTTCTATAACATCGCCTGCTATAATTTTACGACCTAATTTTTCTACAGTATCCGTGATGTGGAAAGTGATAAAAATAGTGTCATTCTGCAGGAACAAGCCGAACTGGCTGAGGTTAAAATCAATATCAGATATATTGTAGACTCCGCGCATCACATATACATCAGGATCATACTTGCGATCTCTATTTTCTAAAAACAATAGATCCTGTATGTTTGCTACATTATCAGTAGTGTAGTTAGGAGTGCTTGGAGTATCGCCCTGTATAGCTGTACCAGGACCTATGTATCTGTGCACCAGCACATCTGTACCGCCAACTTGGAACATTTCCCAGGCGGATCTATCTATAAAGCGGAAATCGTTGCCCTTTTCGGGACGGTATAAACTGAGTCTTGGCATAGTCATATATTTACCGCTACGATAAATACTCGTATGAGCACATCAGACCAAGCCAAAAATTCTGTTTACAACTACTGCAAAACCATGCTAGGCGATGGTATGGTAGATGTAGAACTAGATCCCATCCATTACGACACAGCACTTAATCGTGCTCTAGCAGTTTTCCGCCAGCGTAGCGATAACGCTGTGGAAGAAAGCTATATGTTTTTAACCTTAACTGAGAGTACCAACGAGTATATATTACCTAAAGAAATACAACAGGTACGTCAAATATTCCGCAGATCAGTGGGCTCGAGAACTGGCAACGGCACAGGCGGTACAGTATTTGAACCATTTAATTTGGCCTATGCCAATACCTACCTGTTAAGCAGCACTAACATGGGCGGTTTACTAACATATGAATTGTTTAGTCAGTATCAGGAATTAGTGGGTAAGATGTTTGGTAGCTACATTAATTTTACTTGGAATCCACAAAATCATAAAATTATCATACATCAACGCCCTCGAGGCGAAGAAAGTGTTATGCTAATGGTGTATAATACCAAGCCAGACTTTGCTATCATAGACGATGTGTATTCTGGACAATGGATCAAGGACTACGCTCTGGCCAACTGCAAGATGATGCTAGGACAAGCTCGCAGCAAGTTTGGACAGATTGCAGGACCACAAGGTGGCACACAGCTCAACGGCACAGCACTGATCACAGAAGGCCAAACCGAAATAGAAAAACTAATGGAAGATCTCAAAACTGGTATTACTACACAGGGTTGGGGTTGGATAACTGGTTGACATCTTAATTTCACACATGTTATAATTGTTCTAAAGGGGACAATTTATGATCATAGGTGTATGCGGTTTTATAGGCTCGGGCAAAGACACCGTAGCCGACTATCTAGTCAATTTTCACGAATTTCGCAGAGAAAGTTTTGCTTCGACACTCAAAGACGCTGTAGCCAGTGTGTTTGGATGGGATCGAACTCTGCTGGAAGGACGCACTGCACAGGCTCGTGAGTGGCGAGAACAAGTTGATCCTTGGTGGGCAGAACGCTTAGACATGCCTACATTAACTCCTAGATGGGTTCTACAATACTGGGGCACTGAAGTATGTCGTAGATCGTTTCACGATGACATATGGATCGCTTCGCTGGAAAACAAGCTTCGTATGAGCAAGGACCATATTGTGATTTCAGACTGTAGATTCCCCAACGAAATCAAATCAATTAAAGATGCAGGTGGCCAGATTGTTTGGGTACAACGTGGAGAATTACCTGAGTGGTATGCTGATGCTATCAGTGCTAATCAAGGCAATAACGTAGGTCTTAATGCCATGAAGATGCGCAAAATACATGCATCAGAATGGGCATGGTTGGGCAGTGAGTTTGACAGCATTGTCAATAACAATGGTACCATCGATGAACTATATCGTCAGAGTGCAGAACTAATAGTCAGCCACAAGATCGCCTTGTCGCCAAGTAATTCCCTCTTTGCCTAAGATAGCAGCACAGTTCAAGCACACGGTTTTGAGATTATTTGGTCTGCAGTTGTTGAGATTTTCATCTATGTGGAACACCCTAAACACTTCTGTGTGCGGACTTTTGCACCCGCATTTTTCACACACGGTCTTGGGTTTGTATCCTGCACGTTGCCAACGAGGAATATGCGCACCCGCACCGTGTGATAAACAGATTTCACAGAGTGTTCTATAGTAGGCACGAGAGTCTTTGTAGTAATTAATGGCTCTAGGTCTCTGTGCGCAGGCCTTGCATAGTGGTCGCATGTGATATTTACCCTTTTAGACCCCTTTTGTTATGCACCTAACTCGCTGTTTTTGGAATAGTATGCTAAATATTATGAGCAACTATTACCAGGAGAATAGGCGATATGGCACTAACATCACCAGGCGTACAAGTTACGGTAATCGACGAGAGTTTTTATACACCAGCAGAACCTGGTACGGTCCCTCTTATTGTCGTAGCAACAGCCCAAGATAAAACAAACGGAGCTGGCACTAACACAGCTTCAGCAACAACCAAAGCAAATGCTGGCAAAGCATTTAAAGTTACCAGCCAAAGAGATCTTACCGATCTGTTTGGAGTTCCGTTCTTTGAGCAGACAGCGAGTTCAACTCCTATTCATGGCTCAGAGCGTAACGAGTATGGACTATTAGCAGCATACAGTTTATTAGGTGTAAGCAACGCGGCATTTATTGTTCGTGCTGATGTAGACTTAGACGAACTTGCAGCACAAGTAGATGCCCCGGGAGCGAGCCCAGTAAACGGCAAATGGTGGATCGATACGCAGGCTACAACTTGGGGTATCCAAGAGTGGAACAGTGCAGCCGCTACCACAGTAGGCGGACAGAAATTTACTAACAAAGTGCCATTGGTACTTACAGACGCAGATTTTCCAAGCAAAATAGAAACAACTAATGCTCCTAAAACTTCAGTAGGACAAATTGGCGATTACGCAGTAGTGTTCCGCACAGTTGAAGGTGATACTTCCTACGGTACAGCAGAAGATCTTGCAAGAATCTACTACAAGTCTGCTGGTAACGGTGGACTTGGAGATAATGCTCTAAGTGGTACACCAGTTGATGCAGGCGATTGGGTATTATTAGGATCAAATGCGTGGAAGGCCAGCTGGCCAGTGGTGATCAGCTCTACCTATAGCGGCACACTCAGTGGCACATTGTTTATTAATAACACTTCTATCGTTGCTGGATCCTTAACCACAATTAAAGATAATATTATTGCAGCAAATATTCAAGGTGTAAATGCACAGGTCATTTCAAATAAACTTTATATATACGCAGACGGTAGAAGCGGGTCAACTGGTGATTCTGCAACTGCTATAGACGGTCGGGTTCAATTAGACAACGGAACAGCTTCATGGGCAACTATTGGTATCACAGCCGGTGAATATCTCAGCCCTAAGTTGCAACAGACTCCGCACACAGATGTGCCGACCTTCAAGCGTGGTGATAACACTACTACTGTAGCAGGATATGCTACAGGTTCTGTATGGATTAAAACCACAGAACCTAATCGAGGTGCTCGCTGGAGAGCCAAACAGTGGAGCTCTGCTACACAATCATGGGTAGCATCAGAGGCACCGATTTATGCATCCACAAACGCAGCCTTGTATTATTTGGATCGCAGTGGCGGTGGCGCAAACATTTCAGTAGACACATTGTTTGTACAAAGCAACGCACAAGAAAACAGCGGATTTGACACAACACCAGACACAGCTGAATTCCGTGTATGGTATAGAAACGTTGGTGCAGGTCAAGGCACCAGCATTACATCTAACATTGTCAAAAGTGGAACCTTTACCGCAGCATCTACAAGAACATTTACATTGGCTGAAAGCATTGTAGGGCAGTTGGCATTAGATGCAGCTAAAACAATTACATTGAGCACAGCTACAGGAAATGCTCCTACAGGCGACAACAGCGATGCAGACAAGTTTGCTGCTGCTATCAACGCAGCTGGCTTCACAAACATCGAAGCTTCTGTAGTAGCTGTAACAGCGACTCAGAGCAGATTGGTAATTACTCACAATGACGGCGGCGATTTTAGACTCACAGATGGCACAGGTACTCCTTTGTCAACTTTGTTCACAGCCTATAACATCAAGACTAGAGCAGGTACAGAAAACTTCTATAACATCTCATTGGGCAGTGGCGCAGTGGGAGCAGAAGATCTTGCTACAGGTGCTGCAGAAGACTACTTGGTATCTGGATATAAACCTCTAGCTGCAGATGATCCGAGATTTGCTGCCGGACCTGATGCACCATTAAATGAACCAGCTGATCAACAAATGTGGTACAATCCTAATTTTGCTGATGTAGATATCATGGTTCACAACGGCAACACATGGGTAGGATATAGATATGGTGCTCCAGGAGCTAATACAACATCATCACCTTATTACGAAGCTGCAACAGCTACTCTGAGAACAGGTTACTTGCCTATTGTTGCTGCCAGCAATCCATATGTGTCTGGTGTTACTACATCAGGCGATCTATGGATTAGCACAGCTGATTTGGAAAACTTCCCAACAATTTACAGATACAACAGCAACTTAACTGATATCGGCGATGCTACACTGCGTTGGGAATTAGTAGACAAAACAGATCAAACAACTGAAGAAGGTGTATTGTTTGCAGACGCTCGTTGGAATACTACAGGAACAAGTTCAAGTCAATCAACTATAGAAGACTTGATCACCAACAACTTCTTAGACCCAGATGCTCCAGATCCAGCACTGTATCCTAAAGGCATGTTGTTGTGGAATCTTAGACGCAGTGGCGGCAACGTCAAGCAGTATCAAAACAGCTACATCGATACAGCCAGCGACAATCCAAGAACAAGCTCAGCGACACTGGCAGGATCAGCATTTCTTAGCGGTTCTGGTCTGAGCATGGAGACTTATTTCCCAGATCGTTGGGTTACTGCTTCAGGCAACAACGAAGACGGTTCGGGATCATTCGGTCGCAAGGCACAACGCAAAGTGGTTACACAGGCGTTGAAGTCAGTGATTGACACAAGCCAAGAAATCCGCGATGAAGAACGCAGAAACTTCAATATTATAGCTTGCCCAGGATATCCAGAAACAATGAGCAACCTAGTTAATCTCAACATTGACAGAGGTATTACTGCGTTTGTGGTAGGTGATACTCCATTGAGATTGCCAGCAGATGCTACTTCATTGAACAACTGGGGTACTAACGCAGAATTAGTCACAGACAACGGTGATGACGGTGTTGTGACCTATGATGAATACTTGGCCACATACTATCCAAATGGATTTACCACTGACCTAAGCGGTTCTAATGCAGTGGTTCCAGCAAGTCACATGATGCTGAAGACTATCGCACTCAGCGACAATGTCAGCTTCCCATGGTTTGCACCAGCAGGTACAAGACGTGGCGGTATTACCAACGCCACAGCAGTAGGGTATATTGATGCAGCCACAGGTGAATTCCAAACAGTTGCATTGAACGAAGGTCAACGCGATACATTATACGAACTAAAAATTAATCCAATTCCATTCTTTAACGGTGTTGGTTTAGTAGCATACGGTCAAAAGACCCGTGCAAGAAATGCATCAGCATTAGATCGTATCAACGTAGCACGTTTAGTAGTATACCTGCGTAGTCAGTTGAACAAGTTGGCTCGTCCATATCTGTTTGAACCCAATGACAAGATTACCAGAGACGAAATCAAACAAGCGGCAGAAAGCCTATTGTTAGAATTAGTAGGCTTGAGAGCAATTTACGACTTTGCGGTTGTGTGTGATGAAAGCAATAACACTCCGTCTCGTATCGATCGCAACGAACTTTATGTTGATATCGCTATAGAGCCAGTGAAAGCCATTGAGTTCATTTACATTCCATTGCGTATCAAGAACACAGGAGAAATTTAAAAATGGCAATTACATCGCTTAACAACATTGGTATTCCAACTACCAACGCAGCTGGCAGCACTCAAGTGCTGTTGATGCCAAAGTTAAAATATCGCTTTAGAGTTACACTGTTAGGATTTGGAGTTGCCGCAGCTACTGAACTTACTAAACAGGTACAAGATGTTACAAGACCTAAAGTGTCGTTTGAAGAAATGACACTGGACGTCTACAACTCAAAAGTTAAATTAGCTGGCAAATACACACTTGAAAACGTTACACTGACATTGCGTGACGATGCCAGTGGACAAGTGCAGAAATTAGTTGGCCAACAGATTCAGAAGCAGTATGACTTTATGGAACAGGCTTCTGCACGTTCAGGTATTGACTACAAATTTACCACACGTATCGAAGTGCTTGACGGCGGTAATGGTGCTCTAGTACCAACCACCTTAGAAACATTTGAACTATATGGTTGTTTTGTGCAGAATGCAGACTACGGTGATGCAAACTACAGTACCAACGAGCACATGACAGTGGCACTGACTATTGCCTACGATAACCTATCACAGTTCGCAGCTGGTACAACAGCAGTGAGCCCAATAGGCGGTATTGGAGCAGCAGTAGGAAGAACTATTGGTGCTGCTACTACAGGTGCGTCTACAGCCCAGGGATAATAGTAATATTAACTCAAAAAGCCCGACTAAAAATCGGGCTTTTTTTGTGGCATAAATATTTGTATGGCAAATAAATTCACGAGATATCTATCAGAGTTCGGTTCAGGCTTGATCGAAGGCGTAACCAAGCCCAAGGGTCAACAGAGTAACTATCGTCATGCCACGAGATTATTTGTTGATAACAATCTTAGACTCAGTCCTAAGACCAAGTTTCTTTACTATGTTCAGTTTGAAATAGACAACACAGTAAGAGGCATGAGTGCATTCACCGCCAAGCATGCCAACGAAGCTGGACTGTTAGTAAAGAGTGCAGACTTACCAAAATTTAATTTTGATTCAGTGGTAAAAAATCAATACAATCGCAAAAAGATAGTTTATAAACAGATCAACTACGAACCTGTAAACATCAACATGCACGACGACAGCAATGCTGTGATCAATGCCATGTGGGCCTTGTATTACGGTTATTATATTGCAGATCGTCACAATCCGGATGCAGCCTTCAAGCCCAATCATCTTAGAAAGACTGGTACACAAATTGACAATTTTAGATATGGCTTAGACAACGACAAGAAAGAAGCAGACTTCTTTAAATCGGTAACTATCTATACCATGAGTCGTAGACGATTTGTTGGATATACTTTGGTAAATCCCAGAATCAAGACTTGGAATCACGGGGGCATGGACTATGGAGCCAGTGAATTCAATGAAAGCCAAATGACGTTAGAGTACGAGGCTGTGAGATATACCACTGGCAATGTAAGTGTTGGTACACCTAAAGGATTTGCCACATTACACTATGACACTGTGCCAAGTCCATTAAGTGTGGCAGGCGGTGGCGTTGCCACACTTACAGGCGAAGGCGGAGTTTTAGATGGCCTGGAGCAGATTTTCGGTGACATTGGGTCAGGCGGTGCTTTCAGCACTCCTGGAGGATTCATTGGTACATTAGCCAAGTCCATAAACACCTACAAGAATTTTAAGAGCCTAAGCAAAGAGCAGTTGGCCAGTGAAGCAATTGGCATCCTTAGCAATCCTGGAAATATCACAGCGGCAGCACAGAGTATAGGCGGGGTAGTAGGTGCTATCTTTCCCAAGAGCGCCAGCACAGAAACTACAACCAGCGCCAGCCAACGGAACGTGGTAGGAGGTCCAGATTAATCTATGACTACTAATTTACCAGCACAACCTATAGAAGACAGTGCAGCTACTACTAAATTATACTTTGAAAACTACGGTGAGGCAGCATTAGAGTTTCCTTCCAATGATGTCACAGCCGCAGTGAGTTTTTTCCAGCAGGCCGGGTTTGATCTCGATGCTGCTTCGACCTGTGCAGCCGTAATCCTAAGACAGGCCAAGATTGACAGCACACCTATCTTTGAAATACTCGATACGTTGAAAAGTTTCTCCAGAGTTTCGTTAGGGCAGATCGTGGCAGAGATACTCAACAACAATCGTGTGTCCACATCTATATTAGGCTACAGAACCACTGATATAAAGCCTAACCAAACAAGAAACATAGCTGCCTAATGTCTAAATTCGCACAGGGACGATTTGAAATGAAAAACCCTGCCAAATATGTAGGGAAGAAAACTCCATTGGCTCGTAGTTCGTGGGAATTTGTGTTTATGCGTATGTTAGATGAGCATCAAGGTGTGGAAAATTGGGCCAGCGAAAGTATACAAATCCCATACCGAGACCCTATGACTGGCAAATACACAATATATGTGCCTGATTTCTTTGTGGTCTACAAAGACAAAACTGGCAAGAAACATGCAGAAGTGGTAGAGGTCAAACCGCAGAGTCAAACCCTAAGAGAATCAGTGGGCAAAAGCAGATACAATCAAGAGCAGTATATTAAAAACATGGCCAAATGGGAAGCTGCCACAGCTTGGTGTAAACAGCAAGGTATTAGGTTTAGAGTGGTCAATGAAGGGGATATTTTCCATCAAGGCACCAAACGCAGATAAGTATGATATGACTAAAAAATTAGAAGAACTATTTGATTTAGAATCTCAGCCCGAGCCTGCACTACCACCTCCGCCTGTACATGAAGAAATCAATAGTCTTGAAGATCAGTTTCAAGCGGTACAAAAGATAGTACAAACACTGCCGCATATACAAGAACTGGATAATCTTGATGAGCAAGAACTGGATAATTTGGCAAAAAAAGCAGAACAGGCCTACGATGATCTCATGGATTTGGGCATGAACGTAGAAGTGAGATATTCGGGTAGGATTTTTGAAGTAGCCAGCTCAATGATGGGCAACGCTATTACTGCCAAAAGCAACAAGATAGAAAAGAAACTCAAAGCTGTGGATCTACAGCTGAAAAAACTTAAAATAGACAACGATGCTGGAGTAGATCCCAACAATGTAATAAACGGGCAGGGCTATGTGATTACAGATCGCAATGAGCTGCTGAAAAAATTAAGCGGAAAAGCATAAATACTCATATGAAAACTTTTAAAGAA